CCAGTTATATCTCCAACATTGGTTGTATAACCATAGGCTAAAATCTTGTCTTGAATAGAAGCACTTGTCATTAAGGAAGTATCATTGTCTACAAAAGACTCTAATCCTGTTTGGATTGTTGAGATTGTTACACTATCTATAACTGGACTTGTTAATGTTTTATTGCTTAGTGTCTGTGAACTAGTTAATTGTACAATATTGCTATTGGTAATAGATGCAATCTTAGTTGATGTATCTGCATTTCCTGTTAAAGCACCCACTAAAGCAGTAGATGTAATACTTGTTGCTCCTGTTACCACCCCTGCATCTACAACAATCGTTCCATCAAGAACTATTTGTTGTCCTGATAATGGTGTGATATTTAAATCTATTCCAGCAGTTGAAGATATGGTATTCCCATTAATATTAAGATTATCTACTTGTAATGCTGTTAATGTTCCGAGTGATGTAATTTGAGTTTGAGCAACATCTACACTTAAGCTATGTGCAATTCCCTCACCACTTGTTGCTCCAGTTGATGTAATTCCTGTGCCACCTGTTATTGTTCCTACATAATTTCCAGTAGTATCTGTGCCTAATGCAATACTATTTGCTTGGATAGCCATGGCAATACTTAAATTACCACCACCTGTATAAGTCGGAGTAGATGATCCTACAACATCTCCAGTAAAAGTAAGTGTTCCTGCACTAGCTAAGGCAGTTGCTGTGGAAGCATTACCAGTTACAGCACCTTCAAAGGTTGATGCTACCAATGTGCCTGATGCGATGGTTAAATCTCCAGTAGCACTTGGGGTTGCTGTGGTTGTTCCCACAATAAATTTACCAGCACTCTCATCCCATATAATTGCAGCATTATCTCCTGTGCTACCTCGTTCAATAATTAATCCACTATCATTTGCATTAGAACTAATACCACGATTTAATCCAATAATATTATCTGATACATCTAAATTAGTTTGGTCAACAGTAACTGTAGTACCATTGACTGTTAAATCCCCTGATAGTGTAATATCTGCCCCTTGGGTTACACCAGTTAATACTGGGGCTGTTAAAGTTTTGTTTGTTAAGGTTTGTGAACCTACTAGAGTTACTTCTCCAGTTGATACTAAATCTATGGTGCCATCTACATCTTGATAAGTTGCAGTAATATTGGTTTCAGTATTACCAGTAAACATAGCACCTGCAGTATCTTGTATATATTCTGCTAAGGTATCACTACCAATATAAAGAGTAGTGCTTATCTTTACTTTATCACTAGCAATTAATAAGTCTGAAGCAGTACCATCTCCATCATATAAAACACGAAGTGTTCCATCAATCCCACCAGTTTCTCCCATGTGGATCAATTGAACATAGCCCTGATTTACAGGTGTATTTCCTATATTAGTATTGCTACTCAATGTCTAATTCCTTATATAATTTTCTATCAGGCATACTACCTGGTTCATTAATAATAAAAGTAGAACGACTAATTAATCTTTCTACTTTCTTTGGCTCTTTACACAGATTTCTGCAAAGTGTTAGTTTATCTTCATTGATACCTTGTATAGCATCAAAACTCTTTCCACACTCGCATTTATATTCGTATAATGGCATCTAATTCCCCTTCAAATTTATATTTAGTGGTAATATGGGGGCAAAATAAATTACCCCCATAATTAACCGATTTTCACTTATCCTGATTAAGGATTAGTAAAATTCACAATTCCCATTGCTGTTGAACTAGCAGCATGAGATAAAGCTGCTCCAAATAGTACATCAGCTACTACTGATGTTGCTAGATGGTCAATGTCATAAGAACTTTGAACTCTTGGTGCTACTTGTTGTGCAAAGTAAACTGAATTTCTATTAAAAATAGTTGCAGTTTCATCGCCAGTACCACCATCGTCATCCCAATCTGTTGAAGGGAAAACATTTAAGCCATAAGCTGACATTACTTTTCCTTGTGCATGAGGTGATTCACCATCTCCTCTAACATTAGCATCTGTAAAATCGCCTAATGATAGTAAAGACATATATGAAGCAGGACTACAATATAAATTGTGATCCCCATCTGTATAGTCATGTCCACCATCAAGAAGTTTCTGTAAACCAGTTCTTAATAATGCAGTTGTGAAAGTATTATCAGCAGCTAAAGCAGTATCGTTACCTGTTGCAGCTTGTAGAACATCTACAGCTAGGTAATTTTCTACTTTCTTTGCTAAAGCATATCCCATGGATTGTGCATACAATTTGTTATCGTAATGGCTCTTTATCCACTACTTCTATATTTTTCAATATAGTTCAGAATAAATCTTCAACTCATTAGATGAGTTGCCGAGAACTCGTGGGAAAATTATATTCTGCATAGCAGTTTCATTTCCTATTCGTTGCCCCTGACAGACTTTTGAGTTTCTGCCTTCGGTGTCTGATTGCCATACCTTATTTAAAGGTTTAGGTTTCCAGCTTAATTTCTCGGTCATAAAAAACATAGTCGCCTATGTAGTCGCCCATTGAGCATTAAACAAATCTGCAGATTCTTGTACTTTTACAATATCTTCAATTCGTTTAGCTTCGTAGTGATGTTGATCTACAGTTAATTGGATTACTCCATCTGTATTTGCAGAATAAGTTACTGCTGTTCCACCCGATTTTGCTGCAGCAGTTTCTTGTGCAACTTTCGGTATGTTAAGAATATCGCCACCACCTGCTAACATGGATGAGAAGTCTTGTACTTGGTTACGAAGAACGAATTTTCGTTCAGCATAGTCAAGAATTGCATCTCTCCACATTTCAGGTATAAAATTGGCAGCTGTACTTGTTGTTATATTTGCCATTTAATTAATCTCCTAAATTAGTTTTTAGCATACCCCTCTACTATCTGTTTCCAAAGAGTTGGATTCTTTCTAGCTTGTTTTTTATCTTCATCAGATAAATCTGCCCACTTCGTATTTGAAGCGAACTTGCCACTAGAAGTAACTTCTTTAGCATCAGATATTTGCACTTTATTCTTTCCCAGTCTTTCAATGTGCTTTTCCAACTTGATTGTTGTGAGGTCTTGGTATATGTCTTGATCGTCATCTGAAAGTTGGGACAGCAGATGTTCTCGTCTTTGTTTTTCTTGGATTTCAAAATTTTCAACAATAGGTCTTAACTTATTGTTTTCTATTTTCTCGCTTTCATACAAAGATTTGTATTCCTCTTTTTCTTCAAGTTTTTTTGTTTCCTGAAGTTTGAGGTTGTCTTTGAGTTCAGAAATTATTTTATCTTTTTCGTTCAACTCTGCTACTGCTGATTGCCTTTGTTTTCGGTATTTCTTGCTTTCTGCAATTAAATTACCGATATCACTACTATTTTCCTTTGTAGGAGTTTCTGCTACTGCTTGATCTGCTACTATTACTTGTTCTTCGGACATTCTGCCCCCTTATTTTATTATCGTTGTTTTGGATACATACTTTTTAATGTTTCTATCCAAAAGTTCTTTGCCAAATCGTTTGGCTATAAATTCTTGATTTTTGTCAGACAAATCGTAGATGTCATAACGATGTTTTTTTTGTTTTCTATTTTTGTTTCCTAATACTATCTCACCTCTATCATAAGTAATGATTGCAGTATTAGTATTTCCTGATGCTCTCATACCTCGTAGAGTTCTCCCAGTTAATTTCATATTGACAAATGATGTAGTTGTGTCTGTAGATTGCCCTTTAAATGCTTTTAGCTTACCATTTCTGCCTTGCATACTATTGGCTTTATACTTTCTATAGGTATCGCTTTTATATCCATATCCACCTTTACCATTTTGGAACTTCCCTTTACTTGCATCTAACCATATCTTATCAATCGCATCATGTGCTAACTTTGTCATCACCTTAGAGTTAGGTTTAACTACCTGGTCTATTCTCATACTCTCACCCAATCATGTCTGCAATTATATCCACCTCTACCACCGAAATCTACATACCCTAAGCTATTGATTTCTTCTCTCGTTAATGGTGGTTCTTGTAATGCTTTTACACAAGCAGGTCTAATATTACCCCCTGATGGTCCAATGTATTGAAACTTTATTTCAGGGAAGTCTTTAAATGCTTTGGCTCTTGATGTATTACTGAATCGTGCAAAAACATCATTAATCAAGAACGATGCTTCGCTACTACTAATAAAAGTACCAACACCAAATCCAGTTTGTAATCCTGCCATAATCTGTGTATTGGTTTCCCCAGTAATGATTCCTCGTAGCATTGCAGTCTTTAGTTGATCTGCATATTGTCTTACACCATTTGTTAAGTAAGTCATCTCGAAGTTCTTTAGTTCTCTTAGTGTATCAATACTTGCTGCAGATACTTTACCTAATTCTCTTTTAGATAGTTCTCCGAACACTACTGCTATTTGGTCATCAAAGGTCTTACCTACTCTATTCATTAGCTTACCAAAGCCCAATGTTTCCATTTCTGCAAAGAAGTCTATTTGTTTAGCAATCTGCATAAGTTCGGTATCAGTTATATTGCCTAGCCCTACTACCAGGTTATCTAGTTTATCCAATAACTGTCCTTGAATATTAGCTATCTCTTTATTATAGAAATCTAAATTAGCCAACTTGCTTTCCTATCTTATCAAGAATAGATTGTGTTTCATCTACTTCAGGTGCTTCTGCATCTATCTTTTCTACAATGTATCAATCTCTTGCTCTTGTAAGTCAGGATTCTTCTTTCGTAGATAACTCTTTCGTGTTTCAATGTTGTTTGCAAATGCCCAAGTGTAGTAACCAATTTCTTCTTGACTACTCATTGGCACTTCTCTTTCACTAAAGTCTATACTGAATTGATCCCCTAATTGAATCCCACCTGATACT